GTTCATAGTGAAATAGTTACCGCTCGTTTGATTATTGTACTGACTATCTACAAAAGCAATTGTCTTTGCTCCATCTGAGGTTTTGCCAAACTGAAAATGTATCGTATTAGTTCCCTCAATACTTGCATTATGGTCAAACCCCAATATAAAAGCATAGTACTTGCCGTTTATAGTCAAAGAACCAACAGTGCCATTCAAATCAATTCCGACTTTATCTCCTACACTCCATATATTCTTGGCAATTCCCATATTAGCCGCCGCCGCTATCTTTGCAGGACTGTTATTATCCAACACCGTGTCAAACGTTATATCTAAGCTGTAAGAAGTAGCCGCTTTGTAAACACCTACAACGCCCGAATAAAGCTGACCGCCGTGTGTCTGAGCTATTGTCCACGAGCCTAATTTTGGGAGCGATACCGTAAAGATGCCTGTATTATCAGGTGTGACCGTCAGCGTAGTTGTGCCAGTAGACAGTGTTACAACATCATTTGGGAATGCCGTTACCGTCAATTTAGGATATATGATGTTTTGAAGTTCCTTTATAGCCGCAGTTGCTACCTTGTTTTGTAAAAGATTTGTTGACGTATCGTCTAATTCGTCCTCAACATCAACGTTTATCATGCTATCAACGGACTGTTTCATTGTCGTTGTAAAGTCGTTATCGGATAAGCCTTTTCCTGCCTCTTTGGGCTGTTTCCCATTCAAGGCAGTAAAGATTGCACCGCTTGACAGTAGGTAAGGGGAGAGGGCTGTAGGCTCTGTATCAACCATAGTAATTAATTGTTTGTATCCGAGAGTAAAGTTTTCATCGGTCAGCTGTTTCGAGCCGTCAACATCGACTTTTTTTGCTAATTCTTCATAGATTGCTCTATTTTGTACAGGATTTGTACTATCATCGTCCAAGTCTGCCTCAGTGCCGAGCCATGAGCCGTCAGAAAGTGCCTCTTGCGTTTCCTTCAACGCTTCATAAGTCTTAGTCCATGCCTGATTCAAAAACGCCGCAGGGAGTGCCATACCGCCTTGAAAGCCTAAAGCTTTTTCAGCAGCTGTAGCATCAAGTCCTGTTCTACTCCACTTGAAGGGAGTATGAGTAAAAGTATAAGCCATAATATCACCGTCCTTTAATTACCAAATAAAGTCATTGTGCCGCCGTCATAAGTGCCTGACTGCTGATATTCGGGAGCGTAGTCAAGGAAAGTGGCAGGAACACTGCCCGAACCTTTAAGACCGACTTCGTCACCGTTAGCATAGGCAGTTTGACCTAAGTACCATGCTGTATAGAGTGTTGGATAATCAGGGTCACCGAATACCCTATTTTCAAAAATTTGCAATGTACCGTTATAGGCAACAGTGTTTAAACCTACACCAACAGGCAACAGACTTTCTATTATCGTTTCGATTTCCTCAGTCGTAGTATATCCTGACTTAGACAATACGTCAGTAGTCAAACCGTTGACCGCCACAGTCATATTATCTTCATCGAGTGAAACATTTTTTGCTTGGAAGGTAAGCTCAATCGCCTTGATAATAGCATTGGCATCCGCACCAGTACTGTTTCTTGCAATCTGCGATAATATCTTAGTAATATACTGCTTATCAGTTGCATTGCCTCTTGATACTCCGTACATCTTGCCGTAGTAGTCAAGGGTCTTTCCATAGGCATTTTCAATTGCATGGCTATCAAAGATGTCATTGCTGTCCGTCTCTTGTGCCGCTGCTAATTCATAGGCTATTTGCAACAGCTTTGAGATATTGGATAGGGCTTGCTTATCATAAGCATCGGGCAATCTTTTTACATTGTTAATCATGATACAGTCACCTCGATATTAGCCGCTATTGTTCGTGCTACCTCTGAATAGTCAATATCAATTTTATCGCTGACATACGTTATATCATCGTCTGAAATAGTCAAAGCTGTAACATCTGTAACACCGTCAACATAAATAGCCGCATACAAAGAAGTTGCCGTGACATCTTGATCATTAGTATAAGCCGCCAATTTCTCAACGATATTATCTTTGATTTCCTGTAGATTGGCAACTGAAAAATCAGCCGTGGTGGTAATTGTACACTTGACATAGATTGATACCTCAGTAGTCCACGTAAACTTTATCGTATGAGAACCGCCGCCGCTGTCAGTGACTGTTTCTGTTACATTTCCAACCGTCTGAACGCCTACAGGCTTTTTATCAAATATAGCCTGTGCAATTGCAGAACTTGCGGTAATAGGGGCGAGAACATAGCACTGAAAGCTATGTGGCGGTAAGTCTCCAACCGTGCTATTAGTGCTGTTTTCCTCGATATAAACGCTTTCTACAGTAGGCACACGCAGTATTGCGCCGCCTATTGCATCGAGCGTTCCGCTACCGACTACCGTTAAAGCCTGAGAAAATCTATTCCTCAAAGAGTAGTCCGTTTCAACGTCCACTGCAAGCTTTATAGTCGCTGTATGACTTACGCTGTCTACACCTTGCATTGGGTTTACAATCGTGTCTATCGAGCCTACAGCCACGTTGCCGACCGTTCCTGCATCGTTGCATTCTACCGTAGCGGTAACGGTACCATCCGAACCGATTGTATATGTTTCAAGCGTGTGAAATACGATATCCCCTGCGGAAACTAAAAAGCCCATAGGGATAACAGTATCAGCTGTACCGCTTATTTCAATTTTCTGTTCCGCATATGTTGCTGGGTTTCGGGTAAGACCTACTACAGGTACTAATCTGTCAAGGCTAATCCCTGTTGCTGTAGCAGGAAAAGCAGATAGATAGACTAATTCAGAAAGTTCCTGATTATCAGCGGCATCTAAGCAGAAAAGCCTTAACATCTTACCGAAAGTACTGCTTTCGGAGGTGTCGATATCATCACCGAATAACTCTTTAGCACGAACAATCTGATTTTCAAGTATTTCATCGTATGTAAGTCGCTCAAATCCGTTTACTGTCAATGGCATTTATTATCACCTCTATCATTCTATTACGGCATTGACGCCGTTGCCGTTTGTATTTACGCTAAAAACTGTATCCAGTGCAGTAAATCTGATATTCAATTTTCTGCCTATCATACTGCTTTCATAATCCTGTATCTGTATACCTTCATCGACTTGCCGCAAACCGTCAAGTATCGTATCATAGACTTGATCTTCATTAGGATTTTTTGTAAGCATCGCAAAAAAGTCAATTCCTTCATTGGCATTAAAAAGCCATTCACCCTTATTGGTGCTGAGTGTAAGCTTTACTTTCTGTCTCGTTAAATTGGCATCTTCTACGTATTTCAAGTCGTTATTATCAATAACGATATCCCCGTTAGCATCTACTAAAATATCTTTCATTTACTACACCTCCAGAATGCCTATAATTATGCTGTCTGAAATTGAATGGTGGCGGTTAGACGGAAGTGCAACAGTGCCGTACTTAGTCTGTGTGATATCACGTTCCATGCAAGCACAACATACGACTTTACCGACCGTCAAACCGCTTTTAGCATGGTTTAAGATAGGCACGTTTTCAAGAATTGCCTGTTGCTTTGCTTTCTCGCCATAGGCTTTAATCATCGCTAAAGGCTGTATATTAGCACTTATTATCACATCATAGGGGTTCTTGTTTACCCTGATTACCTTTGCCAAATACAAAGTATGCAAGCACATGAGCCTTTGATTTATAGCGTTATCAAAAAAGTTAGTGTTCATAATCTTGCACCTCACTTTTTAGACGGCAGCAGCTTAGCTGTGGTCTTAAATTCGTCACCGTTGTATATGTGCTGTCCTTCTTTAACTCTAAACTCGCCTTGATAGTTACGACTGTTAAGCTTGATAATGCTTGCGGTTTGTAGACGATACTGTAAAAGCATTTCCACATCAAAGCCCTTGATCGTTTCCTCACCAAATTCCTTTGACGTTTTAGTTTCTTCAAACTCTGATACGCTCAAAAGACCTGTACCATCGGACAGTGTAAACCGTGTGTTATCTCCTTCGTTCAAGGGTCTTACATAGATTTTAGACTTACATACATAGGCAGATACGCCGCAGATATCAGCATAGTTTATGATATTTTCAGACAGTCCACCATCAACCGTTACTTCGTCCTTGTATGTGTAATCTCTTAT